GATTCTATACATCACACACAGCCTGTTCATTGTCAGCAGCGTGATGTAAAAATGCTGCAACGGTACGCGCCGGATCAAACACCTCGTCCGTGTGTTTGCGGCCTCGACTGTTGTATTTTGTCAGATCAATGTTTACTGGCTCATCTGTATCCACTAACTCACATTGACAGTTCCACCCTCCACACGCATGGCGGTTGCGCATACCACTGCGTGGTTTCCAGCCTGTAGTTTCCCAGATAATGCGTGTGCTGATTTTGCCATTGAGATACAGACAATCGGCACAGTGATCTATTGCCGGTCCCAATACAAACACAGCCAGTTGACTCGGCGCAGCGGATGCCCTCCCCTGTTCGTAGATGTCATCCAAACTGCGATTTGCCCACAGTTCGGCGCGATACAATACCTGGGTCTCGGTAAATCCCTGGGCGTACATTTCTCTGCCTAATGCCGCAATGTACTGTACCTGTTCACCTAACCAGCGGTTAAACTGCGTTACCTGTTCGGTGCTGAGGCTCTCGGTATTACCATTACCCAACCGAATACCCTCGCGGAAGGCCTCTAACCCATATGTCCTCAGCTGAGTTCGCATACGTCCGGCGAATTGTCGCCGGGACAGATCGTTGTTTCGACCCGCCTCAAACGTTTCAATGAGCGCTGATGTAAACCGCCGCCGTATATCCAGATACCCTTTCATACCCATTGTCGCAGCATCATAGTACGCTCGCGTGACATCCAATTCCAGTTGCGTGCGGGCGGATACAAAAATGTTTTTGACATCATCCGGCGTAGTCACATCCAGCAGCGATGCACGGATTGCATTTGCCAATGTCTCATAAACTGTGACAGGTGTAAACTGCCGAGATACTGATTTTCCGACACGTTTCAACTGAAACGTTTGCCATGTATCCAGTTCGGCCAGCACCCCCTCATAATCAATGTTTATGGTTTTTGCCCTCGCATCTCCCTGATCTGCACTTTCTATTGACTGCTCAGCAGTCTCAGGTGTGGTTGGCGCATCTGCATCTGCTGGCGGTGTATCCCCAACCCCAACGCAATACTCAAAAATGGTCATATGATTGGAGTCCATGCGGAATGACGCAGGCGCAATGGTTGTCCGACCGTGATAAATCACCCGCGCTTTTTGATCCGAATACCCTAATGTGATGTGGGGATGATACAGCGCCGGCGCATAATGCCCCTGCATCTGAATGCCATGCCCGGTTGCCAATATGTATAACTCGTCATGCAGCTCATTCAGCAATGGGTTGTTACGGATACGAATATGAATAGCATGACTGCCCAACGTATCAAATGCGTTCAGACTACCCAGTTTCAACTTCATCTCATTGAGATAATACTCAAAATCTATGTCATCCATTGCGGCACGTAATGCACGCATTGAATCAACAGGCACATTCGGCGCATACAGCAGCGTAATATGATATTCATCAGGTTTTTCCCACTCAATCGTATGTTCAGATAATACCTGTTGTGCCGCCCTCTGCATTGCCAGTATATCGGGATGAGCGCCAATATGCAGTCCGATCCACAGTTCAGAGCCGGCCTCCCCTGCTGCCAGCGGCGCATCTTTGCTCATATCATTGGCTGGAACATTTGCAAATGGTAGTTGAGGGATTGCTGTGGGGGCTTCAACAGTGAGCATGTCATCTTCAAATCCCGGCAATGGCGCCGGCACGGGTGTGCCGATATTGACCAGTGCAATAGGTTGTGCAAATGTCTGTTCCAGCAATGATGTTGGGATTGCTACCATAGTAGGATTAAAAAAATGGATGTCCCCACCTGCAATGGGTTTTATGCCAATAGTTTCGCGGTACTCATTTAGACTGATAACGCCCCGATCTAACCGCGACTGTAACATCTGTTCTTTATCTAATGTTGCCTCAATCAATGAATAGATGGCAGTAAAATCAAATTGCAGTTGATGTGCCGGGGATAACCAGGGGAGTACTATTGCATTCCAAAATCGTTCAATCTCGCGGCATTCTGGAATAATGGTATTTTCGTAAAACATCGCACGCTGACTGTCCATTGTTGCTGATGCACTCAGACTGTCACCGACCAGCGCCGCCATTGCAACTGGCACAGGCACGTGCATTGCGGCACACATACGCGTCCTCACCGCTTCTTCCTGCTCACTATGTGTGGTTGGTGGTTCGCCGCCGATTTTTTGATATTCCAGGCCAGCCGGAAGCAGAATAGTGCTAAATGAAGAATCGACGCCCTTCAGCTGCGCTCTCCACTGCTCAATGAGCCGCTCTTCCTGTTCGCGATTCATGTACTCTGCATTATTGCGCAGAGTCAGCACGCCGCCCGGCGTGGCGTCATTTGCATAGAACGCATGAATGAATTTACGACTGTTACGATCAATCTCTAGTTCATCCAGCACAACAGCAACTGGGCTTTTACCACGTAGATCATCTGCCGGGTTAGGGAGACGATGAAAAAATATTTCATTGACCGGATAACGGGTGTATAACCCACTGCCATTGTATGTATACTCATATATTTCCCCGTTGATGATCTCAGGATATGTCACCCCCGGATTGAGCCATTTTATGCCCCCAGGAATGCGCGTTTTGCCAATATACAATTTTTCATAATATGTCTCTCCATGTGTTGCTCGGCTTTGTTCATGGAGATAGAACAGGTTTTGCTGAAACCGTTGATATGCCCAATCAATTGCATTGTGAAGCGGCGACTCAGTTACAGGTTGTTTGGTGTATTTGTTGATGATGTTGTAGGGCATTTCCGCAACCATCTGCGCACGCAGAGAGACACACACATCCAACCACACCGAAGCGGTTACAGCCGCCGCCAGATGTGCCGGGCTAGACGAAAATCTCGCAATCCGGCGTGGGTTCATCATCCCTTGCCAACCGCCTCTTGAGCGACCTGTCCTGATTGCTTCCTGTTGCAAACGTTCGTATTTGGCCGGGGCAATCATGCTGGCAATACTGTGACGTAATTTATCAAACATAAACTACTTTCCTTGCCTCAGCACGGTCACATTGCCCATAGCGGGTCTGGACAACGCATAGAATGCCAGCGCCAGGGCATCTGCATAATCAGTTGATCTGCCCAGACGCTTACGAATGTCATCTTTACTCTCAACACGAATTCGACCACGACTAGTGTAGGTATAGGTTGGTGCAGTCAGATCGCCAATAAGCTCATTTTCGGCATCTGGCGGGATTGCTATTGCATCAGGATTGGTCGGATCCAGCATTTCTCTCAGCAACCACCATAACGCGGCACGCAGATTGTCAAAATGGATTTCGCCGGAACTGTCGGTGCGCTGCGTTGCCTCAGCAACATTGACCCCAATTACCCGATACCCCATTTCGCGCAACCGATCATACACCCCCGCGCCTACCCCAATCGTATCAATGGCAACGGGAATGGTTGGGTCAGCCAGTGCCGCAACCCGTCCGGCAGTCTGCATTGTGTCCTCTTTGGTATGGGCTTTGATAAACTGACACACGTGCCCTACGACATGCGCAATGGTTGTTTTATCATCTCCAAAACGTGCCGGGTCTACGCCATATGCCTGATCTCCCGCACCAATTCCACCACAAACGTGCCAGCGTTCAACTGCCTGTTCTGTCCATGACAATGGGATCAGACTATCCTCAGACGAATCCGCAAAATTGCCTTCCACGCGATTTTGATACAATGGGCTATTTTCTCCCCATTGCGATTTGCGCTGCTCTGCCCACTCTGACCGAACACGTCCGGCGCTGATTGCATCCTCCAAACTAATGTGCCGGATATGCCAATCCTCATATCCGCGTTGTCTGCTGTGAATACTATAAAACCGTCCCGATGCCGCACCGGGTGTGGATAGGGCAAATACATAACAATTGCCTGTAGAAAATGCCCCTTCCACAGCATCCCATGTATCTGCCGGAATCGCTTTTGCTTCATCCAGCACATAGATCAGATTGCTGGCATGTGCCCCCTCAATCAACGCTGGATTGTCAGAGGCAACTGCAAATGCCTCACGCCCTGGTAATTTGATTGATAAATCCAGCAGTTCGTGATTGCGCCTCACTGTGAGTCCTAGCTGTGCCCAGTTGGTTTGATTTGCCCATTTGCGTATCTCAGGCCACAAATAAAATGTCAACTGCCGCCATGCAGATGCCGTTGTGACAACTTTCACATCATCAAATACCGCAATGCCCCACAGGACAACCCATGCAGCCATTGCAGTTTTGCCAGCACCATGCAGGGAACGCAGTGCCAGACGATGATGCTCCACAAATTCAGATAATGCCTCAGACTGATAGGATGCCGGCCTGGCACAAATGATCTCAGAGATAAACCGGACAATTCCTTCAGGACTGATATATGCGTCCTTTTTTGTCTGCGTCTGTGGTACTAATCCATCAGCCAGTCGTTGCCAACACCGTGTTAATGTCGTGCTGGATTGCGGCGAGAATGTTTCGATCATCCACTCGTGCCTTGAT